CTCCAAGCGAGGTCGTATGCCAGTGCCGCTTAGGTACTATGCAGCGCACACAGGGCGATGGGGTGGAGACGACAAACTTAACTTACAGAATTTGCCCCGAAAATCCTTGCTTAAAGAAGCTATTGTTGCGCCCGAGGGATACCTGCTAATCGATGCCGACTCCTCACAAATCGAGGCTCGTACGGTTGCTTGGCTTGCTGGGCAGAACGATTTAGTTGATGCGTTTGAAAGGCGTGAGGATGTATACAAGATCATGGCATCGTCTATCTATGGCAAGGCGGAAGCAGAAATCACGGATGGAGAGCGGTTCGTGGGTAAGACGACAATCCTCGGTGCGGGGTATGGCATGGGCTCTACCAAGTTTGGGATACAACTCAGAACTTTTGGGGTGGAAATCCCTGATGCGGAGGCGGCTCGGATTGTTCAAGTCTACCGTGATACCTACCCACACATTCCCTTGCTTTGGAAACAAGCTAATAGTTCCCTTGAAGCGCTCCGAACTAAAAAGACTGCGCCAGTTGGGTATCAACCGCAGGCACTTACCCTTACGGAGTATGGTTTTTTACTCCCTAGCGGGCTCTATTTAAACTATCCTGACCTGCAAAAGGATGACGAGAACCAATACAGTTACGCAAGCCGTCGGGGTCGCATCAAGATTTATGGTGGTAAGGTTGTTGAGAACCTTTGCCAAGCATTAGCCCGTTGCATTATCGGTGAACAGATGCTCCGTATAGCTAAGCGTTACAGGGTTGCCTTGACAGTACATGATGCAGTGATGGCTGTGGTTAAGGAAGAAGACCGTGACGATGCGATGTTGTATATTGACGAGTGCATGAAATGGAGACCGAAGTGGGCTCAAGAACTTCCATTGGCATGTGAACTTGGAGTAGGTCAATCCTACGGTGATTGCAGTAAGAAAAAAGCTATTGAGAAATGGGACATTAAATGAAGATTGATTACTCGCCAATGTATTTACACGCACTAAAAGAGATCAAGATGGCGCACGATGCGCTAGTAGAGAATAAGTTTCAAGCTGCATACGAGCATTGTTTAAATGCACAGACCGAGATGCGTCTGATGTCAGGCGCAGTCAAGACATGGATAGAGATTGAGGATACAGAATGAGTAATGAACCAGTAGCGTGGATGGCGAGAAATGAATTACTTTTTAGTGTCGTAAAAGATGAGATTCACTATATTCCACTCTATACCCATCCAGTAAAAGAACTAACAGATGACGAAATACGGCACATTCAAGCTATATGCCACCTTAAAGATGTTGGTTACGATAATTTTATTATGCGGTTTGCTAGAGCAATACTAAGAAAGGCACAGGAGAAATGAGCATAACTTGGTCATACTCAGGGCTTGGCTTGTTCCAACAGTGTCCACGCAAGTACTACCATATCCGTGTAGCTAAGGACATCGTCGAGCCAAAGACAGATGCGATTACCTACGGCGAGATGGTGCATAAAGCTGCCGAGGATTATATAGGTAAGGGAGTGCCGGTACCAGAGAAGTTCGCATTCATTACTCCAGTATTAGATGTTCTTAACGCTATCCCGGGCACAAAGCACTGCGAATATAAGATGGGTTTGACCGAGGACTTAGAGCCATGTGGGTTCTTTGACAAGAAGGTATGGTATCGGGGCATCGCCGACTTGCTAATTATTAACGATCAGGCTGCCCACATCATCGACTACAAGACGGGTAAGAGTGCCCAGTACGCTGACACCAAGCAGTTAGAACTGATGGCGCTGGCAGTATTCAAGCACTTCCCAACAGTCGAGCGTGCTAAAACAGGGTTAGCTTTCTTGGTCTGCGATGACTTCGTGAAAGCCAACTTCACTAAATACGAAGCGCCTGAGAAGTGGTTGAAGTGGATACAGGAGACCGACAAACTCCAAGCTGCACACGACAACAATGTATGGAACGCTAAACCGAACTTCACATGCCGTAAGTTCTGTGCAGTGATGGATTGTGAACATAACGGCAAGGGGAATTACAGATGAACGAAGCACAAATGGGTATATACAAAGAAGCGGCAAACAGGTGGCGTGACTTTGTAGATGCCATGCACCCAGACAAAAATATAAGTTATGAAACAGAAGAACAAAAAACATTTATGAGTTTGTGGTATCAAGCTACCAACGATAAAACATATCAGCAATGGAGGTGGCTTGTACAGATGGCATTTATAAATGGCTACGAAAAAGGTTTTACTGACAGAATTTTTAAAGGTGATGTGTCATGAATGAGAAGGACTTAAGGGACTGCTTTGCAATGTTTGCAATGGTCGGTTTATTTATGAAAGGTATTGGGTTAGATGAGGAAGGTGCTAAACAGTGCTGGGATGCAGCTGACCGAATGTTAGATGCACGGGATAAAGAACCCGAAACAGAAGTTGGCATTGTCGCCGCTAAATCAAGGAGAAAGAAATGAAAAAAGTAATCGCTGCATTCACCGTATTCTTTGGTATTGGATATGCAGTAGCCCAGGTGGGCCCATGTGAGATCATCACAATCGTTAAAGATGGCAAGATAACTAATTGCACAGTATGCGGAACAATAATAAATTGCATGTAATTGAGGTGTTAAACGAAGCGCTTAGACTACTACCACCAACAGTGCCCTCGTTTAATAAGCTAAAGACATATGAACCAATACCTAATCTACGACGAGCAAAACGAGTTGATGCGCACGGTCTCAAGACAAGAAGAAGCTCGCATGCTGGTAAAAAATCGCCTTGGGTGGACATTCCGCCTCTTGCGCTCACCAAAGAAAACGGTTGATTTAACTACATTTGAGGAAGCATTATTTTGAACTTTACAGAAGATTGGTTCACACACAACATACCTAACTTTGAGAAGTGCATGGAAGAAGTAGGTATACGGAACGTGCAGTTCTTAGAAGTCGGTGCTTACGAAGGGCGCTCCACATGCTGGTTGATACAGAACGGATTGGCTAAAGACGGCACAATGGTTAGTATCGACCCATTTTTTAACCTGTCCGAAGTTGAAGATCGTTTTAAGAAAAATACACGGGAAGCAGTTGGCGGTACTAGACAAGCGTCGATGCTTCTAAAAACAACGTCATACAAAGCACTGGCAGACCTGATTCAACAAAAAGAAGAGTTTGACTTTATATACGTTGATGGTGCTCATGACCCAGCTACAACCTTAACCGATGCGTGTATGGCATGGGGCTTGTTGCGTAATGGTGGTGTTATGTTGTTTGATGACTACCTCTACCCACATGAGCCGACCAAGGCTGGAATTGATGCGTTCTTGACTGCCTTTGAAGGTAAGTACGACATCATCGTAAACAACTACCAACTGGCTGTGAAGAAGAAATGAGCGCAGTAGTAATAACTCCTACCACTGGTATTCCTGAGTTAGCTAAGGCTATGGAGTCTACCAACAACCAACCATGTGAACATTGGATTGTGATTGATGGGGAGCAGCATGCACAAAAGGTAGCGGACATACTGGCTGCTGGGGACTACGTTAATAAGAAAGTAATTCTGCTGCCTGAGAATACAGGTAAGCCAAGCAACCACTGGAGCAAGAAGGAAGGTGTTAAGTTCTTTGGCAACCGTGTTTACGCAGGTATATCTAACCTAGTTAATGCCGAGCATGTATTGTTTTTAGATGAAGATAATTGGTTTGAACCTGACCATGTAGAGCTTATGCTACAAATGTTTAAGATGCCAAATCGAGAGCATGAGTGGTGTTATAGCCTACGCAAGTGCGTTGATTGGGAAGGTAACTACCTGTTTAACGACGACTGCGATAGCCTAGGGATCTTTGCTAGCTGGAAGAACATTAACCTAGTAGACATGAACTGCTACTGTTTTAAGACCGAGTTCCTAATGAAGATCAACTCTACATTACAGACTGACTACTACTGGACTGATCGGCTGCTATCACGGGTGGCAGTATCTACGGCAAAAGATTTTTACAGCTACGGATGTACAGGTTTATACACAGTGAACTACCGAGTCAAGAAGGACGCAGAGGTATTCTTTAGAGAAGGTAACGAGCACATGCAAAAACTTTATAACGGAAACTTTCCATGGAGAGCAAAATGAGTCAGAAGATATTTATAGCCACGCCAATGTACGGCGGTCTGTGCGTCGGTGGGTATACCGTAGGGCTTCTCAATTCGGTACAAGAATTTATGCGGCACGGGATTCAAATGTACTACGGCTACATGATGAATGAGTCTTTAATCACCCGTGCTAGAAACACGCTGGCGTATGATTTCCTAGATACAGATGCTACGCACCTGATGTTTATTGATGCTGACATTACATTTAACCCCGAAGATATTGTGCGTATGGTTAATGCAGACAAAGACATTATCTGTGGACTGTACCCCAAAAAAGAGATTAACTGGAAGACAGTAGCAGAGGCGCTTAGGCAGGGTGTGGATTACACAGAACTGCCAAACTACACAGGGTCGTTTGTAGTAAACCTAGTAGGCGGTGCGGCAGAAACTAAAGGGGATATAAATACCCCGATGGAGATTGACAACGGTGGCACAGGCTTTATGCTAATTAAGCGGGCTGTGTTTGAAACGCTCAAAGATAAAGTGCCAACATACACCAACGACATGATTCTGATTGTGGACAAGAACCCAGTCAAAAAGATTATCCATGAGTACTTTGCCACCAGCATCGATGAGGAAACCAACCGCTTGCTGTCAGAAGACTATCACTTCTGCAAGATAGCACGCCAGCAAGGATTTAAAGTCTACGCTGCACCATGGGCAAAGCTATCTCATAGCGGCACATATAACTTCAGCGGACAGTTGCCAACAGCATGATGCCCTTTTACGAGATGCCAGTGCAGTCAACCATAGCCGACAAGCTATTTGACTTCGCTACAACTACGGGTACGTGGAAGCCTTACTTTAACTTTCACGCTGCACAAGTACCCTTTGACCTAGCGTTTTCAGACCCAATACTGCGGAGCATGGGCGCTAAGTATCCACTAGCAGTAGGCATTCTTAGGCTTGACCCTCACACAACCTATGACTGGCATACAGATGCTCGGCGGGGGGTATGTATCAACATGCTACTTAACAATGCCAAGAGTAACTGCTTGTTCTCAGTGGGTGAAACAGAGGCAACCCATAGCTTTGTAGAGCTTAAGTACCGCCTTGGTAGCTATTACATATTCAATAATCAAGTACCCCACATGGTAATCAACTTCAACGAGTCACGGTATCTAATGAGTGTTGAGTTTGAAGCTGACAAGAACGAACTAACTTACGAACAATTATTAGGAGAAATACGGTGAACGAGCCAATCCCCTTTGCTGGCTGGGTAGATATACCTGATGACATCAACGAAACCCTGCGATTATTGACTGGAACTGATCCCGAAAACATGCCAAAATACATAGTATTAGGCGATGGCGCCGTGTATTTCTACCGTAAAGAGGAACAACGATATGCCCTATGTGAACAAACCCCGCCCCTATGCTAAAGAATATGCACAGTACGACGGCACTCCAGCAGTTAAAAAGAAACGTGCTCAGCGCAACAAAGCTCGCCGTATGCTTGAAGCTGAAGGCAAAGTGCATAAAGGTGATGGCAAAGATGTCGATCACAAGAAGCCGTTGTCTAAAGGTGGCACAACCACCCGTAGTAATTTAACTGTTAAATCCGCCTCCGCAAATAGATCCTTCGCCCGTAACGCCGACCATAGCCTAAAGACCAATAAACCTAAAAATGGAAATACTAAATAACAAAGCGTTAGTAATAACTACTAGGCGTCCGCATCTAGTAACAGAGTGCATACCCAAGAGCCAGTTAATTGAGACCAACGGCGACTTGCATAAGGTCGCTGTACATTGGGGTTTAGAAGAAGCGCAGGCGCTAACTAAGTTAAAGGTCAAGGGGGTTCCCTCACCTATTCAGAAGAACTACAAGTGGCCTGGGCTCTTTAAGCCTATGGATCATCAACGGGACACATCTAATTTCCTGACGCTAAACAAGAGAGCGTTCTGTTTTAATGAGCAGGGTACAGGTAAAACTGCATCGGCTATATGGTCGGCAGACTACCTCATGGAGCAAAAGAAAATCAATCGGGTGCTTATCATCTGCCCCCTGTCTATCATGCAGTCTGCATGGCAAGCCGACCTGTTTAAGTTTGTGATGCACCGCAAGGTAGGTATAGCCTATGGCGACCGTACTAAACGCAAGGCTGTTATTGACAGCGATGCTGAGTTTGTTGTGATTAACTACGACGGTGTTGAGATTGTTGCTAATGACATAGCACGTAATAACTTTGACCTCATTATCGTTGACGAGGCTAATGCCTACAAAACACACACCACCAAGCGCTGGAAGACCCTCAACCACATCCTGACACCTCGTACATGGCTATGGATGATGACTGGCACACCTGCTGCGCAGACACCGACTGATGCTTTTGGCTTGGCTAAACTATGCGTACCTGACAATGTGCCTAGGTTCTTTGGGTCTTTCCGTGACCAGACTATGGTACAAATGACTAAGTTCAAGTGGCTACCTAGACCCGATGCTAATCAAATAGTATTTACTGCTCTCCAACCCGCAATCCGTTATGAAAAGAAAGATTGCCTTGACCTACCAGAGGTGACACATGTATTCAGAGACGCCCCCCTCACAGCCCAACAAGAAAAATACTACAAGCTCCTCAAGAAAGACATGCTCATGGTGGCTGCGGGAGAAGAGATTAGTACCGTCAACGCTGCGGTTAACCTCAATAAGCTACTACAAATCAGTGGTGGTGCTGTTTATACCGACACTGGCTCTGTCGTTGAGTTTGATGTTAGCAATCGCCTTCGTGTTATATCTGAAGTAATACAAGAAGCTAGCCACAAGGTGCTTGTATTTATACCTTTCACGCATACAATAGAACTACTCAAGGTGCATTTGAGAGGGGAGGGTATTACCTGCGAGGTTATCAATGGCAGCGTCCCCGTCAACAAACGTACCGAAATATTTAAAAAGTTTCAAGAGCAGACTAACCCGCAAGTCCTTCTCATACAGCCTCAAGCTGCATCACACGGTGTCACACTAACTGCTGCGGATACCATCATTTGGTATTCTCCAGTGACATCTATAGAGACTTACTTGCAAGCCAATGCACGTATTGATCGTCAGGGGCAGAAGAACGCTATGACTATTGTGCATATTAAGGGAAGTCCCGTAGAGACAAAGCTGTACCATATGCTGCAAAATAAATTAGATATACACACAAAAATAATTGATCTTTATAAGCAAGAAGTAGTTGACACAGTCAATAAGTAGTTGTAGTATTAATCAACAGGCATAGACCTGCGTTTAATTAAAGGAAAACAGAATGACTCACGATACCGAAGTGGTAGCACCTGTCGCCAATATAGATAAGCTAGTTGCTGTTTATATTAAGATCCGCGACGCAAGAGACGTAGTTCGCAAAGAAGCCGAGGCTAAGGAAGCCGAGCTTCAAGAGCAGCTAGACGTCATCGAGCAAAACATTTTAGATCTGTGCAAAAGCACTGGTGCTACAAGCATCAAGACCGAACATGGCACTGCCATTCGCACAGTAAAAAACAGATATACAACCAATGACTGGGAGCGTTTCTATGCTTTTATGTTTGAGCATCAGGCTCCTCAGTTATTAGAACGCAGAATTCAGCAGTCCAATATGAAGCAGTTTTTGGACGAGAATCCGGATTTGCATCCCGCCGGTCTAAACGTGGATAGCACATACGCCATAACAGTTAGGAGAAGCAAATGAGTAACGTCGCCTTGTTTAACAATCAATTACCAGACTACCTCAAAGAGGTTCAATTAGATGATGTCACTAAAGCCCTTGCGGGTGGTGATAGTCAAACTAAGCGCATTGCGCTCGGTGCTAATAAGTTCGTTCTTAAAGTAAATGGTACTGAGATTTCAAAAACCCCAACAAACAAACTGGAAGTAGTTATTGTTAATGCTTCCAAGCATGTTTCTAGAACGTTCTATGCTAAGGCATGGGATCCGAAGGGCGATGTTGCCCCTCCTGATTGCTGGTCAAACGATGGTGAAAAGCCAGACCCAACAGCCAAAGATCCACAGAGCACATCTTGCATTGGTTGCCAACAGGACATCAATGGTTCGGGACAAGGTAATACTAAGGCATGCCGTAAAAACCGTCGTGTTGCGGTTGCTTTAGCTAGTGATTTAGATGGTGATGTTTACCAAATGACATTACAATCCAAGTCGATTTTCTATGATATGAAAGACCCCGGTGACTTAGAGCACATGCCTTTCAATCAGTATGCTAAGTATGTCGGCTCACAAGGCTACAACTTAAACACACTGGTTACTGAGATGCGCTTTGATGAGGACTCAACAGTTGGTAAGTTGTTCTTCCGCCCAGTTCGTTTCTTAGAAAAGCACGAGTGGGATGTTGCAGTTAAGCAGGGTGATTCTGCTGCAGCTAAAAACGCTGTTACCATGTCAGTCGCCGGTGGTGATAGCAAACCCAAACTCGCAGCACCTACCCCAGCCAAGGAAGCGCCAGCCGCAGCCGAGCCTGATATTGCCGAGCCTACAAAACGGGCTGACAAGAAGGTAGAGCCTAAAGCTAAACCTGACCTCAAGGCTGTCTTGGGTGATTGGTCGGCTGACGAAGAATGAGCTTACGAGGTTACAGCTACCGTCTAGTGCAGGCCAACCGAGCCGCTGACCCTAAGCATATTGGGGTTCGGCTTGGGAAGGTTTGCATGAGTCTAAACATACCAGTTAGCGAAGTTGCTAAGTCGTTTGGTGTATCACGTATGACTATATATACATGGTTCACTGGCGGTGGTGTGCCACACAAAGACAAGATTGTGCTGATTGAGAAGTTCTTAAAGAAATAGTCCACTGGGGTAGCTAGTTCGACGGAGCGAAAAGGGGTTTGCCGAGCCCCCTGCTACCCTTATTTTTTCGGTTCTGAGGTGATATGGCGACAACAGACTTACTGACAGCAGTGCTACCCCCTGAAGGTGAGGGGTGGTATTGCATAGTCGGTTTACGGCAAGACGAGAATAGACCTAAGCAGTCATTCCACCAAACACTAGCAGATGTTACTGTCAAAATAGACGAACTACTGCAGGACAAATGTGACGTTTATTTTGCATGTGCAAAGTACGTCAACAATACCGATGGTCGCATTCAGAAAAACGGAGACTTAATTAAGTCGTTCTGGTTGGACATTGATTGCGGTATTGACAAAGCTGCCACAGGTAAAGGGTATGTAGACCAAGCTACAGGGTTAGCTGAGCTCAAAAAGTTCTGTAAAACCATTAAGATGCCTCTACCATGCGTGGTTAATTCAGGTCGTGGTATTCATGCGTATTGGCTACTAACAGAAACAATTACCCGTTTGCAATGGAAGCCTGTAGCTGAGCGTTTAAAAGCACTATGTGATGAGCACGGGTTCTTAGGCGATCCATCTCGCACTGCCGACAACGCTTCTATCCTGCGTGTACCTGAGACGCTTAACTTTAAAGATGAGCCACCACTCCCAGTAGCAATACTGAAGATGCAAGAGCCGCTGGTTTACGAAGAGCTCAAGCAAGTACTGGGTACGCTAATAGCGCCTGACTGGATGCCACGTCAGCTTAACGAGATGACACGCGCCCTGATGGGTAACAAGCAAAGCCGGTTTAAAACCATCATGATTAAGACCATGAATGGGCAAGGTTGCGCTCAGCTTGAGAATATAGCAACTAATCAAGACACAATCGAGGAGCCACTATGGAGAGCAGGACTATCAGTAGCCGCAGCATGCGTAGATGCAGATGAGGCGATCCACAAAATATCGAGCCTCCATCCGGAATATGATCCGACCACAACGGAGAGAAAAGCCAACCAGACAAAAGGCCCGTATACGTGCGAGACTTTCGCCAAGATTAATCCTTCGGGCTGTAACGAGTGCCCAAATAAGGGCAAGATATCGTCGCCGATACAGCTTGGGTCCGAAATCGTTGTTGCAACGGAATCTACAGTCGTTGAGAAGACGGAGGAAGGTAAAGAAGAAGTTTTCGATATACCACCGTATCCGTTCCCATATTTTCGGGGTAAGAATGGCGGTGTTTATATAGAAGTTCGTGATGATGACGGCGGCAAGGATGCAATAAATATCTACGAACACGACCTGTATATTGTTAAACGGCTTCAAGACCCAGCTAAAGGTGAGTCAATCTGGATGCGTCTACACTTACCTGTCGATGGTATGCGTGAGTTTGCTATGCCAGCAACGGATGTTATGTCACCAGAAAAACTACGTGATACGCTAGGACACCATGGTGTTTATGGGTCTAAGAAACAAATGGAATCAATTATGTCGTACGTAATCACGTCGGCTAAGAACTTACAACATTCAACAGGAGTAGAAATAATGCGTACGCAATTTGGTTGGGCGGACAGAAATACAAAGTTTATTGTAGGAGAGCATGAGATTTCTGCTACAGGCGTGACATACAGTCCACCTTCCTCAACTACCGCTTCGCTATCTGAGTGGCTAAAACCGACAGGTGACTACGATGTATGGAAGAAGACTGTGCATGTATATGACCAGCCTGGGTTTGAGCCACATGCCTTTGCCTTCTTCACAGCGTTCGGGGCACCCCTACTAAAGCACTTGAACCATAAGGGTGCAATCATTAACCTCATTAACAACACGTCAGGTACAGGTAAGTCGACCGTATTAAAGATGTGCAACAGTGTATGGGGGCACCCCGAAGAGCTTATGCTGCAGTGGAAAGACACAATGAACTCGATGATTAATCGGCTCGGCGTAATGAATAACCTGCCTGTAACGATTGATGAGATTACAAAGCTATCGGGAGATCAGTTCTCTGACTTGGCATACAGCATCTCACAAGGTCGTGGTAAGAACCGCCTAAAGCAACACGAAAACGTCGAGCGCATTAACAACATCAAGTGGGGCACGATTGCGCTGGCTTCATCCAATGCCTCTTTCTACGATAAGCTAGCTTCGTTAAAGGCTACCCCTGATGGTGAGTATATGCGTCTCTTGGAGTACCGCATTGATCTGACTGGCAATCTATCCAAAGAAGAAGCCGACGCTATATTTAACCGTTTGTATGATAACTATGGGCACGCTGGTATTGAGTACGCCAAGCACCTTGTAGCTGACCTTGAAACCGTACTAGATACAGTTATGCAAGTGCAACAACGGTTGGATAAAGAGATCGGCTTAACAAACCGTGAGCGTTTCTGGTCTGCCATCATCGCCTGTAACATAGCTGGTGCACTGATTGCTAAAGATTTAGGCATCATTAACTTTGATATTAAGCGGGTCTACAAGTGGATCGTTGACGAAGTTAAGATAATGCGCAACGATATCAAGGCTCCTGCAGCATCTCTAACTGCTAGTGCAATCAATGAATTCTTGAATGAGCACCGTGCCGCTATTCTAGTTATTAACAACGAAGCCGATGCTAGGTCTGGTATGGAGCAGCTGCCGATGGTTGAACCTAAGTTCAATAATCTGTATATCCGCATGGAGCCTGATACTAAAAAGATGTTTGTTAACGCTAAACAGCTACGTGCCTATTGTTCTGAGCAGCAGATTACGCTTAAAGAGACTCTGAAGGCGCTTGAAATAGACAAAGCCTACCTTGGTTTGGTTAAGAAACGTTTAGCTAAGGGCACAAAAATACCGTCAGGCCCAGTTGACACCTACGTTTTTGATTTGGATAGTCACCATTTTGGGTCTGGCGCCTTGATTGAAACCGTTAAGAACGCCCCAGATGTTGATCCACGGACTCAGCTTTCAAGTTAATTGGCGTAATTTTGTAGTGGGGTCTTCGTTTTTTATCCCATGCCTAGATCAGAAGCATGCTTTGGCACAGGTTAGAAGAACCACTACGAGGTTAGGTTACTCAATTAAGCACCAGTTTGTAGTGGAAAAGGGAATACTCGGGTTGCGTGTATGGCGGGTTAGGTAGTATCATTCCCATGTAATCGTGAGTGATTGCATTTTGTATTTCCTGGTATTATTTTGGTCCCGCCCCGTGCGGGACTTTTTTACTCTGGGTTGCCCCAATCAGCCATGTCTTGAAGCTGCCCGATTAGCTTCTTATTAATGGACATACCGCCCGTAGCTTCTGCCATTGCGCGCAGTTTGAAGCGGGTTTTAACCGAGTTGGTCAGGTTTTTGCCAGTGATAGCTACCCCTGGGTTAGCAGAGTTAAACTTCTGTACTTTATCTAATACTCGGTCGGTCATGTCGCCGTCGCTGTTGTCGATGCTCATAAAGAAGCCATCTAACAAAGCCTGCCTGCGGTTTAGAATGTTCTGTTCGGCAGTCTTCATCTCAATATTGGATTTCTGACGCTGTGCCACACGCTCAGGAGAGAAGCCTAAACTCTGCACCAGTGCCTCGTATCCAGTAATGTCACCTACCAGCTCGTTACCTTTGATAGTTGTAGCTCTACCCTCAGTGCCAAGACGGATGCCTTTAAGAACGTTTTTAAGAAACGCTGGGCTAAATGTTTCCATTGAGCGCTGGATATGTCCATCGTTAAGTTCATCTAAACCCTTAGCTGCATTAACTGCTAGACCTGCAGTAGGGCCAAGCAAGTTAACAAGCATGTTCTGTAGTCCAGTTACGTTGTCTGGGCTGTTGCGGGTGTCACGATACCAGAGGTCATTTAGACTCAAACGACTGGATACGTCAGCACCGAACACCTGAGATACAACACCCCTTGATATAGAGTCACCGACAAAGCCGCCGAAGGTATTGTTAGTCCAGTTCCTAAACCAGTTCTCAAAGTCCCACTCTTCCTCGTCGTCACCAAATACAGCCTGCAGGGTGTTCATAATTGCCGCTACTGCGGAGAATAGGGGTAGTCCAGTTGCACCTGCAAACACAGCGGTCATACCTAAAGTACCAGCTAAGCGGTCACGTGCCTCAGTTCTTACATCCTTGACGTATTGTTCTACAGCAGCATTTAGCTCTTGCTCAGTTAGCTCAGGAAGGTCAGGCTTGTTCCTACGGCGGTCGTCTATGATGGAATAGCGTATTTCGTTTAACTCATCAGCCGTGTATGTTTTACCAATGTAGTCATATGCGCTTCTAGCCAATAGGTAAGTCATCTGCTGCGAGAACTGCTTGAACTGCAAGATAACCTTCATCGCTGGCTGCTGGAAATAGCGTGGCTTGTTTAGGGTCGAGTAGTCAAACATCGACTTGTAAGTTAAGTCCTTAGCGGTGTCGATTGCCTTTCTATACGCAGCGGCGTCTGTATACCCGTCGGCCTTGGCTTTCTCGTAGGCTAGATCAAATGCAGACATAGCTACAACTTCACGGTTAAACTTCTCAGCCCCGTGGAACGCACCACTTAACCACTTCATAGCGGTCTGAGTCTTACCTGTGTACAGATTAGAGGGCGCTTCTGCTTGGTTAACTAAATCGTGGGCAAGTGTAATGTCGATCACACCGTCAGCTGCTAGCTGATCGTAAGCCTTTTGTTGCAATGCAGAAAACAGGTCAGGGTTGTTGTTTAATGATGGGAAGGCACGCTCGCCCTCTTTGTTTCTAAACCCAGCCCCTGCAAATTTCTTAGCGTACTCACCCATCTTGGCGCTGGTTTTGCCCCAGCCAAACTTAGCACTGACCACAGGCATACCTACCGCTGGCACACCAAGCATGTTCACAAGAGCCGATGCAGGTGCAGTCATAAACCATATAAACGCAGTATTTGAGAAGAACGAAGGTATAGCCCCTGTATCTGTTGGGTTCATAATGTAACCAAGGCGCTGCTCAAGTTCTGCAACGTACTCTTCTTCAGCCTTACCTTCTTCCCCCATTCCAGCTACAGTTGTACGAGCTGAATCTAGGTCGTTGTACAGGCCAGCACTAACTTTATAGCGTGACTGTTGGTAAGCCATGTGGAACGCCGACGAGGTAAAAGCTCTGAGCATGTCAGTCTCCATACCGGCGGTGCCTTTACGCTTTAGGAACATCTTACGAACGCTCTGGTCAGGCAAGGTAAGGAAGTACAACTGTTCTAAGTTATCTTCTAAATTTTCTTTAAGCCCAGGTATATCAGGACCTTGAGTTTTTTGGATAATGTTTTTAAGCTCAGTTAGGAACGTAAAGTCCTGCATATTCTTAGATACCATACCCCGAACGCCATTGCGAGGTTTAATCTCGCTACTAATTAACTTTCTACCTAACTTTTGCTCAAGCTCAGGGATGCGTTTCTGCATAAACTTTTTACGTTCACCAGCACTTTCAAACAGGTAAAACTCTTTGTCACCTTTATCTAGCAACTGCAGGGAGAACCTACCAAAACGACGTATTGGAAAATATGGCTCGACTTTGTGTTTAGAAAAGTGCTTACGCAATGCAACAATATCAGGATGTGCTTCTAAAACCTTGGTTTCCACAGCGTATTTAGGGTCATCAGGGCTAGCTACTGTGCGGAACTGAGCCTTTTTATTCTCAACAATATTGTTGATGTAGTTAGCTAAGCTCTTAGCGTAGTAATCTCTGACCTGTATGTACACGGCTTGACCATCTTCGCCGAGGTTAGCCCAAGCATTGTCAATGTCGGCTATACCTGTTTTGCCCTTGGCTGGATCTTTACCCTGTAGGGTAGCATCTAGCATTAACCCGTTGAGAACCTTAGCTTTTTCTGGATTTACGTTCTGAAACTTCATCCACTTGTCAGTGATTTTGCGCACTTCTTCAAGCATCCGATTGCGGTCGTCAAGCATGCTCTCGACCTTTTTAATAAACGTACCGAACTGTGGCACTTTATTACCGACCATATCGTTAAGCTGACGCAAGGTAAAGCCACCTAGATAGTACTTACGGGCAGTGTCGTTTACGTTTTCCATGAGGTCTGCCATGCTTGTGCCGACAGTACCCCAAGTTGGGCGACCACCAAATACCTTCTCCATGAACCCCATGTAACCAGGGTTAGTCGGCATTGTGCCATTTAGAACAGAGCGACTAGATCGCCCCTTAGCGTTCAAAGCTACAGCCTCACCTGTCAATGGCGAAGGTGCCTGCATAATTACGTTGACGTTAGCCAGTGTAAATCCAAGTACGTTATTTAAACCAAACAGGTCTGAGACGAACTCAGTGAACTTATCCCACAGGGTTTTCTTAGCTTTTGTTGTAGGCTGGGCTAACTCAAGCTCGCCTTGTGCACGACGTTCTACCCTCTCCATCGTCTCTGTTGCAGTCATTAGCTGCTCAGTACCTGCTTTGTATGGGATAGAGTTAAGTAGTTGCTGGAACTTCTCGTTTGTAAAGGCCTCGGCTACGAACTCGTCTAGGTTAGTAAAACCATACTCTTTTAAAGTAGTACGTTTAGCGAAGTCATACAGTGCTCTAAGTTCCGTAACAGCCTTTTGTTGCTGTGGGGTTAGCTTGTCGTAATTTGCTGGGTTCAAAGAGTATGCAGTAGCAGCGTGCATCATCTCGTGCAAGAACGTATAGGTGCTACCACCACCTTTTTCAAAGTTTAAGTTGACTATATTTATGTAACCTAAATAGCTACCACTGGCATCTAGTGTCGCAACGGCACGTTGGTACTCATCAAGCAGCTCGTCAAATTGCCCAATAAGCGGCTTAGTATCTACGGCAACACTGCCACTTTGAATAGCTTGCAAGCCCTTAAGGACTTGGCGTGGGTCTGATTTACTAAAGTACTCAGCAAAAGCGTCGGGGTAATTGACCTCTAAGTACTTAAATAACTGGTCACGTTGGTCTTTAATGTTGTATGTAAGCAACGAATCTACTAGGCGATCTTGCTGGTTTATTAGCACGGTCGTATTTAAGTTCATATCCAGCAGCTTCTGTGCCAACTTAGCTGTCAGTCGGCTGTACTTTCTTTGGCCCTTGGTATCCTGCTTAGCCAGTATATTTAGAGCGCCGTTAACATCACCATTCTCAAGCATCTGCTGAATAGCTGGGTGCATTGGGTAAAACTTAGATGGGTCGAGCTTAGTAACTTCGCTGGCTTTTCCAGGACCTTTACCCCAAGCAATGTCACCCATACTAACTTTTCCAGACGGAGCACGGGCAACAGACTGGAAGTACTTACGGGCAACTCCGCCTTCTTTCTTGAGCTTCTCAGCGGTCTTTCTGTACTCCTCGGCTTTAATAACTTGGCGTTTATAGTCAGCAACCGTTGCTTCAAAACGACGGTATTCCTGCTGTGGTAGGTTGTCTGCTACCCAGTCTTTAAATAGTTCAGCTTGAGTCTTGTCTTGCCCCTTGAATAGCACGCCCGCAAATTCATCAGCCTTAGAGCCAATATCAAACGCAGCCGAGCGCATTGCAACGGTGTAAGACCAGCCAGTCTCAGGACCGAAGTAGGCGTAAGCCGCTTTCTCTTCTGGCGTTCTTTGTGATGGATCGGTGTTCTTCAGTGCCTTTAATGCCTTGGAAATACGGGCAACGATGTATGGGTCCATCTTAGCCAGAGCATCAGTAAGTTTGTATGGCAGTGCAGTTTCTTCTTGACCAATGCGTTTACGCTCATATTTGCTTAACGCCTGGCCTAACTTCTCACGCAATTCTGTAATACCACGTCTTGTATTTAGTTTAGGCATGGAGGTTAAACCCTCCAAAGCTGCAGTCTGCTCAGGTAGCGACATACCAGCAAGGCGCTGGGACAAGGCAGAAGTTAAGGCTTCCCGTTCTTTAGGGGCAATACTTAGGGTGTCAAAGAAGTCACGGACGTAGTTAAGACGTGCATCTAACTCAGGACCTGTTAGCTCTGCGCTTACGTCGGGCCCCTTACCTTCACCTTCAAACCGACTAACTTCCTTGCTAATCTTGCCGCCGATAAACTCAGCTACGTCGTCCAATAACTTTCTTGTCTCGGACTTAAACTTTTGCACTTCTTCTGGCATTACCGTAGCTGGCTTTAAGCTATTGAAGAACGCAGTTAGCGGCTTCATTGGTGCCTTGGCATCGCCGATTAACATCATTTTGGCACGATCAGGCTCAACAATAGGCTCAATGGGTACTTCAGCAGCAGGTGCTTGGCCTTCCGGTGGGGCTAAAGCAAACTCAGTCGGTTCTTCACTTCTAAGCACACGTTGGGTAGTTTCGTCTGGCTCAGTAAAGTCAAACCCTTCTTGGGCTGGTGCATTGAGTGCAGTGGCTTTAGGTAATTCCGCACGGGCTTGTTTAATTGCCTGCAATTCCCCATCTAACTGCCCTATATATTCTTGAGCTTGACTAATCCGTACATCGTTCTCATCAGCGGCAGCAATATCTCTAATATATCCACGAGCCTCAGTAATTTTTTCATTAATAGACTCTTCTTGGGCGTTTAACTCGTTTAGTTGATTGTCGAGTGTTTCTGTTCTTCCTGGAGCCCCTCCAGTATCAATGCCAGCTCTTCCCACATCTCCAGCGGTAGTTCCTGCAATTCCGGTGTCGGCTTCAATCCCTTCTCCAGGCATAGAAACGCTTGGCTCACCTGCTCCGGCGATAGTTCCAGTACTTTCATATTCATCAGCCTCATCAATAGCGCTTCGTCTCGCGGGTTCTTCTGCTGCTCTTGCTTGCTCTCTAAGGTCTGCTGTTTCTCCACGATAACCTCCATAGGCTTGTGCGCCTCTTGCACCAGCACCTAATCCAGCACCAGCACCTGCAGCTCCAAAGAACGACTCTTTGTACTCGTTTAATGCGTCTTCACCCGACAGGGACAGTCCAGCTTGGTAGCGTTCGGCTACAGACTCAAGCACCTCGGTTGGGGCTTCAGCAATAATACCCAGCGTAGCACCTTTAGCTGCCTGAGCGCCAACGCCTTTAGCAACACCAACAGCACCAATCTCACCAGCAACACGACGGGCAGCTAGTTCTTTAACTGCTTCTTCACCCGCAGCTTTACCAAGACTACTAAGTCCAAGTGTGAACCTGTCGGCAAAGTATCCTATTGGTGCAGTGCCACCAGCAGTCAAGGCAGCTTTAGTTAGTTCTAGTTCTTCTGGGTTCTGTTTCTCCTGAGCTTGACGCATCAAGAAGTTACCAAATTGCTGTACAGCATACGTACCAATACCAACAACAGGACCAACAATTGGAGCAAAAGGACCAGATAACGCTGCTGCACCAGCACCAGCAATTAAAGGCGTAGCCATCTGAGGGGCGCTTTGAAGAACCTGTTCTACGATATATTTTGGGGCTTGCGCCGCGGCTGCAGCAAAACCTTGATC